ACAGAGTGAACAATTTCTTAACTGATTCTGATTCTTGGTACATTATTACGGACGTTCCAAATGGTATGAAGATGTTCAACAGAACTCCATTGACAACTTCAATGGAAGGGGACTTCGATACTGGCAATGTTAGATACAAAGCTAGAGAAAGATACGCTTTTGGCGCATCTGACTTTAGAGGTATCTTCGGTTGCGAAGGTGCGTAAGCAATACTAAAACAATTTTGTGGCCGGACATAGTTCGGCCACATTTAACAAATAACATGGTGAGATTCATGAAACAATTAACAGTAAAAATATGGGCATACGATCATTATGCAAAATTTAATGTTTTTGCAGAAGATAATGCTAAATCTATTGAAGAATCAATCCTTGACAAACTAGGAGAAAAGAGTATTGTTTGGGAAAAAACGGGAATGTTTAGTCCGTTAAATAGAATAACCTATGAGGAGGTTGTTGATGATACAAGACCTGTACAGTCAAAAAAGGTCCTTGGAGTTGAGGTGGCAACTGGAGTATGAGCAAAATGGCAAATATACTCTTAACATGGTCCAAATTGATAACGCTATTAAAAGCACTATCAATGAGATCAAGCTCGAAGAATCTAAAATTGCAGATAGAGAAAATGCAATTACAAACGCTGCCCCAGAAGTTTCTGTAGCTACTTAATCAAAAGCTACATCGCTGAAATCGCACTTTCTTTTAAGGCTCTCTTGCACTCTACTAAAATCTAATATATAAATAACTCACTATACAATTTAAAACGATACGTAGACGCGTATAGTCGACGGCCTAGAGACTATGTATCACAACTAGGAAAAGGAGAAAAATTATGGCAAATACAACTTTTTCAGGACCAATATTAGCTGGTACTATTAAAAATACTACTGGTACTACTGCTGGAACTGATATTAAAAATACAGGTCAAGTGTTAATGGGTCAATCATTTTCATTTACTTATGCAACTGAAGGAACTGCAACAGATACAACTGTTGTAATCCCTGCAAACTCACAGATTGTTTCTGTTGACGTTAACGTAGAAACTGCGTTCAATGACACAGGAGCTGACATTCTTGAAGTGGGTTCATCTGCAGATACTGATTTATATGTTAACGACACTGACATATCAGCAGCAGGTTCAATTGCTATGGGAACAGCTGCATTATGTGCAAACTGGAAAGATATTGGATCTACTGACATCGTAGTTGGTTACATCTATAATGGTGCAAACAACGATGCAACAGCAGGTGCTGCTACAGTAACTATTAATTACTTGCAGAACAATAACCTTTCATAATAAATAATTAAAGTGCTCCTTCGGGAGCACTTTTTAAGGAGATAAAAATTATGTCAATAACATCAAAAGTTAGACAATCTGTAATTCTTGCAGCGGATGGACAAGTGCAAAAATTGATAAACACTGCAACTACATCAACAGCAACTAATATTACTAAAGCAAATATTATGACTGTGTTCGCTCAATCGAGTGATGCTGATGGTGAAATTAAACTTTATAATGAAATAGGAAGTGGTGTAACTGCTTCTAAATTAATTTTTCATGGTAAGTTTGGTACAGCCGCGAATCATGTGCATGAGTTTAAATTACCAGGAGCTGGTATTTATGCTGACACTGGAATATACGCAGATCTAACTAATATAGACTTTTTTTATATAGTCGGAACATTTTAGAGGAGTAGCCAATGGCGAATACTACTTCCTCATCATATGCATTTGATCAGGATTTCTCGATAGATGAAATCATTCAGGATGCGTATGAACGTCTTGGACTTCAAGGCACAGCAGGTCATCAATTAAAAACTGCTAGAAGATCTTTAAACATTCTTTTTCAAGAATGGGGAAATAGAGGAATACATTTTTGGGAAGTAGGAAACACAAATATTAATTTAGTTGTAGGCTCATCAACTAATGTTGATGCGACTGCTGAAGGATCTGGTATTTATACTTTTTATAGAAATTCAACAGATGTACCTGGCGGCGCAGAACCACCACAAGCTACAACAGTTCCAACAGCAAATGTTTACGGAATATCAGATATTTTAAATGTTACGTATAGACAAAATTATAATACAACTTCTCAATCAGACACAGGTTTAACAAAAGTTGCAAGAGATGCTTATGCTGCAACAGCAAACAAAGCATCACTTGGAACACCATCACAATTTTGGGTACAAAGATTTATAGATAAAGTTACAATTACTATTTATCCTATGCCTAACTCAACTGCTGCATCTAATTATTTAAATGTTTATTATGTAAAAAGAATTCAAGATGTAGGAACTTATACTAACGCAGGTGATACACCTTTTAGATTTATACCATGTATGATTTCAGGATTAGCATATTATTTATCTATGAAGTTTTCACCACAAAGAACACAGGAGATGAAGTTGTTGTACGAGGATGAATTAGCAAGAGCATTATCAGAAGATGGTTCTCCAGCTAGCACATACATTACTCCGAAGACATACTATCCAAATATATAGGAAAAAAATATGACAATAATAACTAAAGGAATGGGAGGGTTTTATGAGTTGGCAAACTAAAGTTGCCGAAAAGGTTTGGGGAGCAGTGATGAAAAAAGCAATGAGAAAAGCTTTCGTTGACAAGCCAACTTTTCCAGGTCCGAATGCCACGAATATTTTAAACAGAGAAATAATAAAAAAAAGAAAACATAGAGGTCCGGGACGAAGAGGACAAGATATTGTTGAAGGTCCTCTTAAAATTCGTAAAGACAGTAAAACAGGAGCACAAAAACCTGGAGCTAGCGCTATTGAAATAGATGCACGAATTAATCGAAAATCTCATAGAAACTTTAAACCCAACGTTAAAATGACAGATCGGTAAAAGTAATGGCTAGATTTGCAAAAGGTAGTAGAGCATTAGCGATTTCTGATAGATCAGGCGCAGCATTTCCATATAGAGAAATGGTGCAAGAATGGACAGGTGCGTGGGTCCATATTTCTGAATTTGAACCTAAGCAACCACAATTAAAACCACATCCAGTAGGAGCAGATCCACAAGGATTATTACATGCAAGACCTGCAAGAGTAGAATTTGCAGTGCAAGATATTTTACCTAACAATCCCTTTACCACAACAGCTGCATCAAAAGTTTTAAGTGTAGCTTTTCCAGATAATGGTTTAAATGCAGGGACATCTTATGTAAGATTTAGTGATCTAAAACAACCTGTAGGTGGAGTTGCAGTTACAACTTTAGAATTATCTACAACATTAAATGGAAACTTAACTGATTCTGCTACATCAATTGTTTTAACTGATGGATCAGAATTTCCAACAGCAGGATATATTGTTATAGAAAAAGTTTGGACTGAAGCTGATTTAACAGCAGGAACAATTACTGATCCTTTACTTGTTGGAAAATATGCAAATGAAACAATTCAATATACAGGTAGAAGCACACATACTTTAACAGGATGTACACGTGGAACTTCTGCTCCATACAGAGGAGTAACTTTAGCAAATACTACAGCTATTGCACATTCATCTGGGGCAAAAGTTTATGGATCTTATTTAGCAACAGCTATTGGAACTACAGTAATTGTTGGTCCTAAAACATCTCAAACAGAAACACATTATAATTCATTAACAGTGCCTTTAGTATCTAATGCTACAAGTGCAGCAACGGGAGGCGGTTTTCAGTGTACAATTGGACCCGTAAATGATAGAGGTTAATTATGTCAGGAATTAGTTACAATACATTGGTTACACAAATAAGAAATTACACAGAAGTAGATTCTAACGTTTTTACAACTGATATTTTAGAAAGTTTTATTTTAAATGCTCAACAAAGAATTATGATGGATTTACCTATGGATTCAGACAGATTCGTGGACCAAGGTACAATGGCAACAGATGTAAATACTATTAGAGTGCCTGCAGGAGCTTTATTTGTAAGAGGTGTTGAAGTATTTAATGCAACAAATTCTACTGAAAAAGGTACGTGGTTAGAAAGACGTGATCAAACTTTTTTAACAGAATATGTAGGAAGATTAACAGGTCCAGAAGGATCAACAACATCAGGAGCAGATGTTACTGGAAAACCTAAATATTATTCAATGTTTGGAGGAGCAACAGGATTATCTGATACGACATCAGGATCTATTTATTTAGCTCCTACACCGGACGCTAATTACATATTTAGAATATATTATAATAAAATGCCAGCTACATTGGAGTCTGGTAATCAAACAAATTATATTAGTTTGAACTTCCCTCAAGGTCTGTTATATGCATGTTTAGTAGAGGCATATGGGTTTTTAAAAGGTCCACAAGATATGTTGACATTATACGAGCAAAAGTATAAAACTGAGCTACAAAAGTTTGCAGCGATGCAAATTGGAAGAAGAAGACGAGACGATTACACGGATGGTACAATAAGAATTCCAATCGAGTCACCGCCTCAGTAATTAGGAGATTAAATTATGGCAATAACATCGGCAGTTTGTAACAGTTTTAAACAAGAAATTTTAGAAGCTGAACACAACTTTACAGCATCTACTGGAAATACTTTTAACTTAGCTTTATATACAAGTTCAGCAACTTTAAATAAATCAACAACAGCTTATTCATCTAGTAATGAAATTACTAATTCATCAGGAACAGCATACACAGCTAAAGGAAAAGCACTTACAAGTGTAACTCCTACTTTATCAACTGATACAGCAGTATGTGATTTTGCAGATATATCTTGGACGTCAGCTTCTTTTACAGCTAATGGATGTTTAATTTTTAATGATTCACATTCAACAGATGCATCAGTTTGTGCAATCGCATTTGGTGCAGACAAAACTGTCACAAGTGGAACTTTTACAATTCAATTTCCAACAGCAGACGCAACTAACGCAATCATTCGGATAGCATAAGGAGGTAGATCCTTATGGCATCAATTTGGGGCGGTGATGATCCTTCAGTAGCCTGGAATGAAAATTCTTGGGCCTCTAATGTCACAACAATTTCTTTAACTGGTTTATCAGCATCAACATCTATCGGAGCAGTAGAAGCATTTCCTGAACAAGGTTGGGGTTCCGATAGTTGGGGTGATGAAAACTGGGGTGAAAGTTCTTTTACTGTAACTTTAAGTGGTGTAGCCGCAACAACAGCTACAGGTTCTGTAACTGTAACAGCAG